ACAGATAGAAGTTTCGTATCTAGTAACTTCTGGACCAGCATCCAATGGAGTAAGAACATTTGTATTTTCTGGTGTTCTAGAAAATATTGATGGAATAGTTCCTGGTGGATTTACAGTTACGATTAATTCCACAGTTGCTTCATCTGGAGGAGAGGAAATTGAATCCACAAAGAAAATTAAGTTCAATGCTCCTAAAACATATGGCACACAAAATCGTGCCGTAACTTCAAGTGATTATAGTGCCATTGTTCGTAACATTTATCCAGCTACAAGTGATGTAATCATTTTTGGTGGAGAAGATCAAGTTCCACCACAATATGGAAAAGTATTCATTGTATTAAAACCAAATGATGCCTCATATTTAACTTCTTTGACAAAGAAGGAAATTATCAAAGAACTTAAAAAGTATGTTATTGCATCGGTTGAACCAGTAATTGTAGATCCTTCAATTCTATACGTTGAAGTGAATAGCAAAATTTATTACAACTCTTCGATTACTTCAGATACTCCTTCTCAAATTAGAGATAAAGTAATAGGAGCATTACAAAACTATATTGAATTATCGGACATAGAAAAGTTCAATGGTAAATTTAGATATAGTAAAATTGTTGGTGTGATTGATGAAACGGATAAGTCAATCAACTCAAATATAACATCAGTTACAATGAGGAAAGATTTCTATCCTCAGCTCAATTCTACATTCTATTACGAGATCTGCTATCAGAATGCATTTGATAAAGAATGCGATACTTCAATTCTGTCTACGACTGGTTTTAGAGTTACAGAATACCCAAATTTTGATGTCTATCTTGAAGATAGGGATGGTCTAATTGTCCTATATACACTAGATGCTGTAACTGGTGAAAAGATTGTTCTGGACAAAGAAGTTGGAACTATTGATTATGAAAAAGGTGAATTAAAAATGTATGATCTAACTATCATAAAAGGTAGTTATTTTGATAATAGAATTTCAGTTAGAGTAAAACCACTGTATAATGATATTCAGGCATTCCGTGAGGTATACCTTGATGTTGATATTGCTAATTCATCCTTTAGTGCGTATAAAGAGTAAGTAGATGGCAGTTAAGACCAAAAGAATTTCTACTCTAATTGAGTCACAACTTCCAGAGTTCATTTCTAATGAATATGAACTTTTTGGCAAGTTTGTAGAAAAATATTATGAGGCTCAAGAGGTTCAAGGGGGACCGCTTGATATTCTTAGTAATCTGCAGAAATATCTAGATATTGATTACTATGAGAAGTCTTTACTTCAGCAAAATACTACTCTTGTTACATCAATCACTTCTTCATCTACAACCGTAGTACTAGAGGATGCTTCTGGATTTCCAGAAAAAAATGGATATGTGCAAATTGGAGATGAAATTATTTTCTATGGCGAGAGAACTGGCAATACACTAACAAATTGTTCCAGGGGTGTTAGTGGCAATATTGCTTTGGGTGATTTGTATGAAAAATCTTCTTTTGTTGGAACAACATCGGTTGCTCATTCTTCTGGAGATTTAGTTCTTAACATTAGTAATTTGTTTTTGTATGCTATTGTTAAAAACTTTGAATCACAATATCTAGGTTCTTTCCCAGAAAAATATTTGCGTGGGGAAGTTGACAAGAGAACTTTAATTAAAAATATACAAAAATTTTACAAGGCAAAAGGAACTGATAGTTCTATAAAATTTATTTTTAATACTATTGTTACTCAAGATAGCACTAACAAACCAGAAGTTTATAAACCAAGAGATTTTGTTTACAAATCTTCCGAATCTGATTGGATTAGTGTCTATGCAATTAAAGCAAAGATTGTATCTGGAGATCCAAAAAATTTAATTGGAAAACAAATAGTTCAAATAGAGACAGAAGAATATCAATATGCATCAGCAATTGTTGATAATGTTTTTCCAGAAGGAACTTCTGATAACGAACAAATTTGGAATATAGTAGTTGCTCCAGAAACAGTTAATGGATCTTTTGCAATTTCAACAAAAACCCGTCTAGAAAAACAATTACAATCAAACAGTGGTTTTGGAAAAAGAGTAAATGTTTTTTCTACAGTTGGATGGGATCTTGCTGGAGAAATATTAATTGGAAATGAAACAATTTCCTTTGATGATAAAAATGCAACTCAGTTTATTATCAAAAGTAGAGGATCTAATCCAGCAACGTATGAGATTGGAGATCCAGTATATAAACCAGTAATTCTTCAAGGATCTAACGTTAAACTACTAACACTCGGGGTTGTTTATAATTTTGTACCAGAAAATGCACAACCATATTCATATACTGGAGATGAAGTACAAGTATCAGATCCTGGTTTTAAAACAATAGATCCAAAAATTGTTATTACTGGTTCAAATCAACCAAGATGGTTTTTATCTCAGGGATCATCTCCTGATGTACCAACAATACCATCAATCAATACGGAATTGAGTGAGATATCAACAGATATTTCTGCAATTTTTGAAGATGATCAATATTATTACATTGCAAGCTCTAGTTATCCATCCCATAAAATTTTAGATGGTTCTGTTGTTACAGAAAAACTACTAGATCAAAAACTGCTGAGAATTATTAGAAAAGAAGCAACAAGAACTACCGAAATATATAAAACTCCAAAAAGAGACGTTGGCATTCTATTAAATGGTGTACCCATTTTTGGTTACAAGGATGAAGAAAGTGTAAGATTTGGTTTATTGGAAGAAATTAAAATCAACACTCAAGGAACTGGTTATGCAAAACCACCATTTGTTTTATTGGATGGAGTTCCAAATCAAGCAAGAGCTTTATTGAGTGGTCAAGTTGTAGAGAAAATTATTGTTGATACGAATACAATATTTCCAAGAACCCCAGAAGTTTTGATAACCTCTGGTCGTGGAGCGGTTGTACGTGCAGTAGTAACAAAAGGAAAGGTTACTAGTCTCATCATAGATAATCCAGGAGAATTTTATTCTTCTCCCCCAACTGTAAGAATTAGAGATCGTGCTGGAAGAGGAAGATTTGCAGATTTTACAGCAGTTGTAAATACTGATGGCAAAATTACTGATTTCATAAAAAACGAAGAAGGTAATTTTTATGATCAAGCAACAGTAATAGTTGATATTATCCCAGTTGGTAATGGAGCATCTGCCACTCCATTTTTAAAGGAATGGAATAAAAATAGATTTGTCAAATTATCCGATAATTTGGATACGGAATATGGACACGTTTTTAAAAATTATAATAACGTTTTAGAGTATGGATATGGTCAGGTAGCAAATCCAAAATCCCTCAGAATAAGTTTAAATGACAATCTAAACGCTACATTGGTAGAACCAGTAACAAAAACTCATTCTCCTATTATTGGATTTGCATATGATGGCAATCCAATTTATGGTCCATTTGCATATGAAAATCCATTAGATCCTCAATCTTCGATTATAAGAATGACTTCTAGTTATTCTTTAAACGGCAGTCGTCCAGGTGGTCCAGGACTTTCTGAATATCCAATTGGAACATTTGTAAATGATTTTAAGTATACACACAAGAGTGGAACTTTAGATGAAAACAATGGTAGATTTTGTGTTACTCCAGATTTTCCCGCAGGAACGTATGCATACTTTTTGACAATCGATAGTAATCAAATTCCACAATTTCCATATGTTATTGGAGAGAATTTTTATTCCCTTCCAGTTGATAGTAATTACAATTCAAACATCAGTCAAAATGATATTCCGAAGAAATCAAAAAGATTGTTTACTCCAGGAATGCCAGGAAATGGAGATGGTGTCATTGCTCAAATTTCTGATGTAAAACCAGGATTTGTTGATTCGATCGAATTACAAAATTCATCAAGCAATTTTTCAGTAAATTCAAAAGTATACTTTGATAATAGTAGAACAGAAGGTCAGGATGCTGAAGCTATTGTGTCTTCTGTTGTTGGAGAAAATGTAAATTATTTACAAAGTAAAGAAAATAAAGTAGTACAACTAACAATTATTCAAAACGCATACTTATTTGCAAATGATACCCTCAGTCAACCAAATTCTGGTGCATACGGAGAAATTGTTGGAAATGTTGTAAGTGATAATGTTATTGTATTAAAAAATGTTGTTGGTGTTTTCAATGGGACTGGAACATTCTCAGCAGCTATAAAAACTTTCTCTATTCTGGTTGATCAAGATAGTTCTTACACTGCTGGCGCCATTTTATCTTTAACAGATGGCATTAATTTACCAATAGCAACAGCAGAAGTTTTAGAAACAACTTCTAGACAAAATGTTGTTAAGATTAAAGTTCTCAGTGGAACCTGGATTGTTGATGATGATTATTTCTTACAATCCAATAATTTGTTTAATACTTCTGGATCCAGAATTGTCAGTCTAACGTCTCTGAGTGATGGTCTCATACCATTTGATGTAAATCAAAATGTTGCATTGGTTGAGACAAGTAGTGAACATGGATTGGGTATTGATGATGAGGTAGTGATTAATATTTTACCAGATGATGCAACTAAAACAAAGACATATTTTGTAAGAAAAAGATTATATCAAAAGGTAAAGTTTGTTTCTCCAAGATATTCTTCAACAATTGATTATACTGGTATTGGAAGATTTGAAATTTTAAATGGTGGCGCATATTATACGCCAGGAACATATACAAATATACCATTGACTGGTGGATCTGGTACTGGCGCAAAAGCTAATATTACTGTTTCATCAGCTGGAATAGTTTCCTCAGTTGTTATTCAAGATGGAGGATCAGGTTATAAAAAATATGATTACTTAGGTGTTGACGATGAATCTCTTTCTAGATCTGGATCTGCAAATGCTGGTAGTTCTAGATTAGTTGTATATCTAGATCATGTTGGATTTGCTGCATCTTCTACATCTTTAATTTTAGAGGATGCTTTGGGTCTTTCTTTAAATGATTATTTAATAATTGGAAAAGAAGTCATACGTGTTTCTGCTATCAATGGAAACAAATTGACAGTATTGAGATCACAAAAAGGAACACAAGCAGCTGATCATTTTAATGGTCAAGTAGTCTCACTGTATGAAGAAAAATATAATTTTAGTAATAATTTTCAATTATCATCTTCTCAGTATTCTGGATTTATCAAAACATATGACTACGAAACTCAAGAAGCAATAATTGTATTTAATTACACAACTACAAAATCAAACGCAGAAGAAGTTCAAATTAGTACAACTTTCTTTGATTCCAGTACTCCAAAAAAATTAGTTTCTGTTGTTTCTGCAGAAGATATTAGTTACAAATTTGAATTTTCTGAAGACAATTCTCTGTTCGTTCCAAATCCAACTATAAACATTCAAGAGTTCTACAAGTATAAATTTGATACATCACACTCGTCTCTGACTGGAACATACTTTGATTTAAGTCCTAGTAAAACTTTTAATTTGATAACAGAAGAAAAAAATACGTCGTCTGTTTTACCTGGAAATCCTGGATCATTTACAGATGTAAAATTTGGATTTGGACCAAGACTATCTTCAAATTCATATTTGAATAAAATAGGAACAAATTTTGCTAATTTTTATTATTTTGATAAAAATGGAATAGTCACATCTGATGGTTCTTATTTGAAAATTATTCAAGATCCTCTTCAGGGAACCAAAAAAATTACATATGTAACTCCAACAAGATTTGTATATCAATTAGATTCAGTTCCTCTGTGGGATGGATCTGGATCAATATCTTATACAACTACTGGGCAATTTGCAATAGGTCAAATTAATTCATTTAAAGTTATTAACTTGGGATTAAATTATAAAAAAGCACCAATAATAGTTGGTTGCGATCCAAATACAAACTTTAAAGCAAAAGCAACAGTTCTATATGATTATTCTACAAATGTTGTTACTGGTGTCAGAATAGATGACACTGGTTCAAATTATACAAATCCAAAAGTTTTTATAAAGAATGGAGATGGTGTTGATCTTTCTTTTAATGTTGTGGTAAGAGATGGTAAAATATTCTCAATTACTGTAAGCAATCCAGGAAAAGGATATACATTTGCTCCAGAAATTGAAATCATTGAGGGTGATGTTGAAGCATATGTACAAAGTTCTACAATTGGAGTTCCACAAAGCATCACGATTATAAAAAATGGAGGGGCATTCCATTTAGATAAAACAGTATCTTCATCATTTACATCAAAATATATTTTCTCGTTAGAAAATTTTTCGGGAGAATATCAAAAAGGAGAAGTCGTAGTCCAAGTAATAGATGGTGTTGAAGTTGCACGAGGAATTGTATCTGAATGGAGACGTGGTTCAAATTTATTAAAAATAGAAAAAATCACTGGTATTTTTAGGCAAGGATATCAAATTAAATCTATATTAAATTTTACTGTTGGTACAATAAAATCTGTATTTGTAACTACGTTTGGCGCAGAAATTTCTAGTTTCTATGATAATCTTGGTTATTATACTTCTGATAGAGGAAAACTTGGAGTTGCAAATCAAAAACTTTTAGATAGTGATTTTTATCAGGACTATTCGTATGTTGTAAAATCAAAAACTCCAATTAATGTTTGGAGAGATTTAATTAAATCTACAACACACCCAGCTGGATTTAAATTATTTGGTCAAGTTGACATTGAAGGTATTGGAAGCACATCGATGCCTTCTCAACAAATTAATAAAAATGATCACTTTTCGATTATTCAACTCTGGGATCCAGCAAAAAATAAAGTTACTGTCGAAAATACGAGAAGAACAGTTACGCAAGTTATCCAAAAAATTGAAAACCAACGAATTAAGAGAGGATTTGGTTCTGCTGCACCATCAGAGTTTAATTTTAATGAATACATTTCTTTTGAAGTTAGTCTGGTGCAACCATTTAATGGATACTATGATAGTGATGGTAGATTGCAAGGAAGAACGGTATTTGATCTAGAAGATAATAATGGCAACTCATTTACTCCATTCAATGCAAAATCTTTAATCATTACTTTGGATGGTATCTTACAAGAACCAGAAGTTGCATATACAGTTCAAGCAAATACTATTATTTTTTCAAAACCACCACTGGGACCAGGAGCAGAAAGAACAGGTAATAATTTAAACGATATTACTTCTTACAAGGGCGTAACTTTCTATGGTAAATATTTTTCTTTTAAAGATACTCAATACAATACAAGATATCTAAGAAAGATTAGAAATATTTTCCAAAGAAGTGGTAGATGGTTAGATGCTGCTAATCAAATAGAAAGAAACAAAACTTTCATTGTAGAGGAATCTATTGGATATGGAAAAAACAAATATCCGACATTGGATTGGAGCACAAAAACTGATGATTATCAAAGAGATATTGGTTATTTACTAGATGCTTATCAGCATGATGTTAGATTTGGTGGAAACACCAAAACTGTAGATTATGTTAATATCTTTAGGAATGATACTGATTATGATTACATTACGAAGAATAAAACAAAGTCTTTAGAAATATTTAAATATGCAACAAAACTTGCAAATCTTGCAGTAAGAAATTGGGATATTGTTGAGAATAATATTTCTTACACACAAGGTTCTTCTACTATCACAGTTGAAGATAGTGAGAGACTTGCAATTGGAATGTATATTAGTTGCGGTAGAGCTTATCCAGCAAATACCAAGATTACTGCAATTAATAGCGCAACTCAAATTACAGTATCAAATAATGCCTTATCAACTTCTGGTTCTGATCAAGCTACATTTTATTTGAGTGGAATTAACAATGGAACATATTATGATGCTTCAAATTTAAT